GCGCTGGAGGACGGGGCAGGGCGCTACCCTGTGACCCGCCGCATGGCAAACCGCCTGACGGACAAGGAGCGCGCCGCTGCCTGCATCTACGAAGCGTCTGGCGCTGCCTCCAAGGAAGCCGGTGAGGCTGTCTCAGCAGCCCTCCGCGCCGCCCAGTCTGCCGACGCCGGTCATACCGCAGAGGCGATCCGCGAGGCCGAGGAGGGCATGCAAGCGCTTAGTGACCTGCGCGACAGCCTGACCGCCCACGCCCAGCCCATCAAGAGGGGCGCGGCATGAGCAGCGTCTATTCATGGTCAGTCGTCGCTTGGTTGGGCGGCCTCGTCATGGGCGTAACATCAGCTGACGGGCTGACACTTATCTCCGCAGCGGGCAGCCTGCTGTCACTCATTGCGTTTTTCATGATCCGTAATGCGGAGGACGCGGCATGAGCGCACCTGATATCCCCAGATCAAGCGACGAGCGGCTCCTGATGATGCTCGACCTGCGCGAGGCAGAAGGACTGACCGCGAAAGAGGTTGGCGAGCGGTTCGGGGTCTCAAAGTCCGCCGTTCTGGGGGCAGTCAGCCGCGTTCTGAAAGCAGAGGTTCCCTGCGCATGTACCAAGCCGGAGAACCAAGACGGGGCCATGGGCCGGAGGTGGTGGAAATGACCCCCTGTTCCCAGCCCAACTGTCCCTACACCGCAGACGACCAGTGCGGAATGCCGGGATGCCCGGGACGGTTCCGCAGGGCCGCAACTCATTCTCAGCCGGGGGGCGTCATGTACCCACCCACGGTGAACCAAGGGGGCAGCCGCTGGCTGAGAAGCCCCCATACCCTCCCTGTCAACTTCCCCGGCGTTTCGGCGTCGGGGCCTTTTCCAAAATGCGCAGCGCCTGTGTTTCAAAGTCGGACGCTGCGTTTTCTGGAAACGAAAGGATTATACCATGAATGACGGTAATAGCCATTTTCTAATGGCAGTGGGCCGCATCGACGGCGGGATGCCTGTCGAGGTAGCCGATCAACAGCTCAAGGATGTTGCGGACGCGGTTCTGCGCACAGGGAAGAAAGGCTCTGTCACGGTAACGCTGGAATTGGCACCGAACGGCGAGCAGGGAATTACCGCTACCGCAAAAGTGGCGGCAAAGGCCCCCACGGTGAATTTCGGCCAGTCCTTCTTCTACACCGACAAGCGCGGCCATCTCACGCGCCAAGCGCCAGACATGCTCCAGCAAGGCATGTTCAAGGGGGAGAACGTCGATGGCTGATCTCACTGAACATGAAGCGGCGGCAAAAGACGCTGCTGCTATTGCCTCGTTGAGCCAATTCAGCGCTGGCAATCTTGGCTTCGGAATTATCCCTGACGACTTTTCGGTTGTCGATCTGGAGAAATTTCAAGCCGCGCCACCGCGCATCCGCGCAGACCACACGTTTGTCGATGTACGCTCGCTCGCCAAGTACCTGAACCGCTTTGCTGGCGAAGGGACAATGATCACTGCAGACTACAAGGGCGGGGAAATTGTTGCTTGCGTTGACGGCGATAAGCCCGAAGAGCCGTCGCACAAAACGCACTATGCGTCCTTCTCGGCGCAAAAGTCAGACGTTCTT